CTGAAGGAAATATTAGAGAAGCTACAGTTTTGCTTAATGTAACAAATGTGCCAATCCAAACTGGGAGGGTAATCTAATGCCATTAAAAGAAGGTTCAAGCAAAGCCATTATTCAAGAAAACATAAAAGAAATGATTGCAGCCGGTCATGATCCTAAGCAAGCAATGGCAGCTGCTTATGCAAATGCTCGCAAAGCTAATGTAACTGATGAAGAAGAAAATTCAGTAGTTGCTTTTGTTGTTTACACAGATGATGAAAAGATTCTTTGGGTGAGAAGAACTAAAGACAATTCATGGGGATTTCCAGGTGGGCATGTAGAAGAAGGAGAGTCACCAATTGAAGGTGCAATTCGTGAATCAAGAGAAGAAATATGTCATGTTCCTGCTACTGGTATCAATTTAATTTATGAAGAAGGTAACATTAGTTTATTTTGCTGTAATGATGGTCGTTTTGATCCAGTATTAAATGATGAACATGATGCGTTTGTATGGGCAACTATAGATGATGCTCCAGAACCTTTATTTCATAAAATTGAAGATCAAATGGAAGAAATAACACAAGCAGCTGAAGAAAGTTTATCAGCAATGGACAAAAGAGAATATGACACCAATGGCTGGTATGAGATTAAAGATAATCCATTATCAGTTGTAGGCGTTTATCCCTACATGGGGCGTTCAATATCATCTGACTGTATACAAGATCATCTTTATAGTGTATATAGGTCAGAATCGGAACTATCTTCACAGGACTGCATAGACTCATTTAAGTTAATACCTTGGATTGATGATCATGTAATGTTAGGAAGTGAAGATGCTGGACTTACACCATCGGAACAAAAAGGTGTACAAGGAGTTATCGGTCAAGATGTTTATTTTGACGGCACAACATTGAGAGGGAACATCAAGGTATTTTCAGAAGCAATGGCAAATCTTATTGCTAATGGAAAAAAAGAATTGTCGTGTGGATACCGATGCAGATATGAATATTCTCCTGGCACTTATAATGGGCAAGAATATCAATATGTGCAAAGGGATATACGGGGCAACCATTTAGCCTTAGTCGAAAATGGACGTATGGGGCCAGATGTAGCAGTTTTAGATCACTTAACTTTCACTATAGACTCAAAGGAGTTTCAAAAAATGGCTGAAGAAAACAAAGAATCTGAGAAATCAGAAATGACTCTTGAGGAAATTCATAAATTCCTTGAGGAAGTTTTACCAAAATTAGCAAAGATCCAAGAATTGACTGGTTCTGTTATATCTGAAAAAGCTACAGAAGAGGAAGAAAAAGACGATACCGTTTATGACGATATTGAAGAAAAAGAAGATGATGAAGTAAATAAAGCGGTTAAAGATGAATCATCTGAAGAAACTATGAAGAAAGATGGCGATACTGGTATGGACGCAGCTGCTATAGCTAAATTAGTTCAAAAAAATATTGCTAAAAAATCTAAACTTTACGAAAAATTGTCTGCTCAAGTTGGCGCATTTGACCATTCCGATATGGATTTAGACAAATTAGCTAAATATGGCTGTAAAAAACTTGGTTTGGAAGTTGATAGAGAAGATAGAGTTGTTTTCTTAGATGCTTACTTATCAGGTAAAGGCGCTTCAAAAACTGTTGCTATGGATGTAGCTACAGGTGTAAAAGGCAATTTTGTTCAACGTTTCTTAAAAGGTAAATAATCATGACTGCTGCAACTTTTCAATCAGGGGTTAATATTACTTTGGGTTTTGGTATCCCAGGTGAATTAATCGTAGACGGCCCACAACGTGTAGATGTTCTTACTTTAGATGGTGATGGCGGTACTATTGGTTTGGCTTTTACCAAATCAAATACTACTAATGTTGCTACTCAAGGTGGCGAGATTGTTGATGGTACTTCTGTTTTCGCTGGTATTCTTGTGAATCCAAAAGTATATGCTTCTTTCGGTGCGCCCGGTGGCAATCCATTAGATCCTACAATGTTCCTAGCTCCTGATTCACAAGGTGAATTTTTAACTATGGGTACTATTGTAGTAACTATGAATGGCGCAGCTAATATTGGCGACATAGTTTTCTATCAAGAAACTACTGGTCAACTTTATGCTGGTACTCCAGGTTCTGCGCCTGGTGCTGGTTTTACCTTAATTCCTAATGCAGTTGTTTGGAACTATCCAACTTCAGCAACAGGTTTAACTGCTATTCGCATCACTGACTAATTTTTAAGGATATTTCATTATGAGTAAATCACTAGAACGTAGCCATTTATCAGCTCGCCAAGTTGCGTCTGTTCAAATGTCTGCAAGCGATGTTGCGGATTACGCAGCACTACAAGAATTGGGTATTAACTTTCCAGCTAAATCTGTTGATCAAATGGCAGCTTTTGCAATGGATAATCAACAAAGTGACGTATCCTCTCCATCTATGACAACTCCTGTTCAGTTTCTTCAAAACTGGCTTCCTGGCTTTGTTAAAGTAATTACTGCTGCTCGTAAAATTGACGAATTATGCGGTATTACAACTACTGGTTCTTGGGAAGATGAAGAAATCGTACAAGGATTATTAGAGCCGATTGGTAACGCTGTTCCTTATGGCGATTACTCAAACGTTCCTTTGGCTTCTTGGAACACCAACTTCATTCGTAGAACTGTTGTACGTTTTGAAAAAGGTATCAAAGTAGGTATGTTGGAAGAAGCAAGAGCTGCTCGCATCAGAATATCTACTGCTGCTGAAAAACGTTCTTCTGCTGCTTTAGCTTTAGAAATTCAACGTAACTTGATTGGTTTCTTTGGTTTTAACGGTGGCAACAACCTAACTTATGGTTTCTTAAACGATCCAAGCTTACCAGCTTATGTTTCTGTTGCTGCTTCAGGAACTGGTAGTCCTGCAACTCTTTGGTCTGGTAAAACATTCCTAGAAATCGTTGCTGACATTCGAGTTGCTGCTGCTCAACTACAAACTCAATCACAAGACACTATCAACCCAGAAGATGTTGAATTGACATTAGCATTGCCAACAGCTTGCTATCAATACTTATCAGTAACTTCTGATTTTGGTATCTCTGTTCGTGATTGGATCACAAAAACATATCCTAAAATGCGTGTAGTTTCAGCTCCACAGTTGAATCTTGCAAATGGTGGATTGAATGTGTTCTATCTCTATGCTGAACATGTAGATGATGGCGCTAGTGATGACAGCCGTACTTGGGTACAAGTTGTTCCTGCTAAGTTCCAAGCTCTTGGCGTGGAAAGACAAGCTAAAGCATATGTTGAAGATTATACAAATGCTACTGCTGGTGTAATGCTTAAACGTCCATATGCAGTTGTTAGATATCAAGGTATCTAATTTGCAATTATAGTGTAAGATAGTCAGCGTGGTTTAAAACGCCACGCTTTCTATCAACCTACTAAGGATTAAAAATGGCTAAAGTATATATATTTTCAACACTCGCCAACGATCAAAATTACACCAATTGGGTAAAAGGTGGCGGTGATGTACCAATAAAAGGTCATTCTGTTTTAATTAAAGGTGGCACAGGCGTAGCAAACAATCGTTTGATTACTCCATTAGGTGTTTCAACTGAAATAACTGATTTTGACTTAGAAGAATTAAAAAATAATCCTTCATTTTTGGAACACCAAAAAGCTGGATTTATAGTTGTTCGCAACAAAAAAACAGATACTGAAAAAGTAGCATCTGAAATGAATTTAAAAGATGAATCAGCTCCAATGACAGAAGCTGATTATGCGTCAACAGATGACGCTCCAAAATATGCGGTAATGTGATGACTTCCACCACTCCAGTTTATGATGATGTAAAGTTTAGGGATCAGTTTCCTCAATTTGAGAATACGACTATCTTTCCTCCTGCACAACTGGAAGGCTGGTGGAATATGGGAACAGCGTACATAAATATTGATAGCAACTATCCTTGGAATTTTAAAACCAAGCAATTGCAGTTGGCTATTGATTTGATGTGCGCTCACCTTGCTGCATCTTTTACGCTTATTAACAGTGGTATTCCATCTGTTGTCGTAACAGGCACTACAGAAGGTACTGTTACTGTTTCTATGCAGCCACCTCCAAATAAAACAGCATTTGGTTGGTGGTTAGCCACAACTCCTTATGGATCTCAGTTGAGAGCATTATTAAGAGTAGTTGCTAATGTTGGATTTTATGTACCTAGACTTAATAACGCAGCAGGTTGGTGGTGAGCAAAGCGGATTTTGACAAGGTTCTAGCAAGAATAAAACACAAGCTAGAAGAAGTGCCAAAAGGATTTGATGGCATGGTAGCGCAAATTGGTATACCAGTTGGGCCAAGATATGCTGAAGATCGTGGTGGTCAGACTGTAGCAACTGTTGCTGCTATACAAGAGTTTGGCGCACCTGCTGCTGGGATACCTCCTAGACCATTTATTATGCCTACAGTCAAGGCAGAAAAAAGTAAATGGAAAAAGATTATTGCTACAGGTGTTAAAAAAGTTGTTAAAGGAACTGCTACTGCTTTTGATGTTCTTGATGCGGTTGGAATACAAGCTGAATCTGATATGAAAACTATGGCAGCATCAATTGATTCACCTGCACTAAGTCCTGTTACTGTAATATTAAGAAAATGGCGCAAAGATGGTAGAACTATTACAGGCAAAACTGTAGGTCAAGCAGCTTATGCTGTTAAAAATGGTGCAGATCCTGGTTCTGACAATAAACCATTAAATGATTCAGGATATATGATTGCATCTATTGGTCATGCCGTTAATAAAACAGAAGCAGAGTTTAAAGTATGAATCTGCGTGGAATTGTTAATAAATATACTCAAAAGACTAATCCAAATGTTAATATTAATTGGATTCAGTCTACAGGTTATGTAACAAATGATGCTGGCAAAAGAACGCCTACGACTGTTACTTTAACGGTAGAAGCACAGATTCAAGCATTAAGTGCTACTGAATTAAAGCATATAGATGGGTTAAATATCTCTGGTGTTAAACGATCTGTTTATATGTATGGTAATGTAGCTGGTATCGTAAGAACGGACAAATTAGGGGGTGATATTTTAGTATTTCCTGAAGTTCCAAATAGTACCAACAAAAATTGGTTGGTTACTCATGTGTTAGAAACTTGGCCCGATTGGTGTCATGTAATTGTTACTTTGCAGGTAGATTAAATGGCTGTAACTATTGACATTGTAGATCAGGATGTTTTCAAAGCTTTAGTTGTGTTTTTTAAAACTTTTTTGCCTGTTGGAACGGAAATTATTCAGCAGCAAGATAATAAAGTTGCAATGCCTAAAGGTGGCTTTGTATCCATGAACAATAATGGCATGGAGCGTTTATCTTTTAATATTGATAATTATCAAAGCATGACACAAGGAAAAACTATCTTAACTCCAATTAAGTTTGAAGTTCAGTTAGATTTTTATGGCCCTACTGCTCAACAATGGGCTGCTGAAACAGTAGCTTTATTTAGGGACGAATATGCAACAGAAATATTTCCATCAAATATACAGCCTTTATATGCGGATGATCCTGTTCAGCTTCCTTTAATAACAGGAGAAGAACAATATTTGCAACGTTGGAGATTAGCTGGAACTTTGCAGTACAATCCTATACTTTCAACTGTACAACAATCAATGATTGCTGTAGAAATTGAAATTGCTCCAATTGACCAAACCTTTACACCTTAGGAGATTTTTATGAGTACCATTCCTTTTTCACAAGTAGTGTCAGTAGTTCCATCAGTCTTATCGGCTGGCGGTCAAGCTGTTGATTTAAATGGGTTATTTTTAACTCAAAACGAATTTGCTCCTTATGGGCAGATTTTACAGTTTTCTGATGCAGCTGGTGTTCAAAGTTATTTTGGATCAAGTTCTACAGAAGCAACATTAGCAAATGTTTATTTCAGCGGATATAGCATTGGAACTCAACTTCCTGGTTCTTTATTGTTTGCACGTTATCCTGAAGAAGCTATCGCTGGATGGTTAAGAGGTGGTTCATTAGCTGCTGTTACTTTAGGTCAGCTACAAGCTTTTACTGGAACATTAGCAATTACTGTTGCTGGTGTTGTAAAAACTTCAGGTGCTATTGATTTATCTGGCGCAACAAGTTTTAGTAATGCTGCCACTATTATTCAAGCTGCTTTTACTACTCCTGGTTTCACAGTTTCATTTGATTCAGTTCATTCAGCATTTATTTTTACTACCACTACAACTGGTGCAGCTGAAACTATTTCATATGCTGGAACTGATACTTTATCTACTAATTTAGCTTTAACCGCTGCAACAGGCGCTGTTATTTCACAAGGTGCTGATGCAACTACTCCTGCTGATTTTATGGATGGCATATTAACTCAGAATCAAAACTGGGCTACTTTTATGACAGTAGTTGAAGCATCTTTGGAAACAAAAGAAGCTTTTGCTTCTTGGAGTAGCGATAATTCACCACGATGGTTGTATGTTTGCCAAGATTCAGATGTTAATATTTTGACAGCTAACAACACAACTACTTTTGGTAATTATTTACAATCATTGGATATGGTTGGAACTTGCCCTATTTATTCAATTGAAGACAATGCAACTCTTGCAGCGTTTGTTTGTGGATTTGCTGCTTCATTAAACTTTAGCCGTTTGAATGGTAGAGCTACTTTGTGTTTCAAAATGCAATCAGGTTTAATTCCAGCAGTTACTAATTCAACTGAATACGCAGCTGTTATCAGCAATGGTTACAATACTTATGCTGCGTTTGGATCAAACAATCCAGCTAATAATGAAAACTGGTTTACACCAGGTAGTGTTTCAGGCGAATGGTTATGGGCAGATACTTATTTAAACCAAATCTGGTTAAATGCTAATTTGCAACTTGCT